ACCAAGCAAACTCTTGATCAATGACGGGCATGGAAATTTTACTGCGTCTGATGTTGGAGCAACTGATCGCAATGCAAGCGGTGCTGGCTACTATCACGGTGCTAGTGCGGCAGACATTAACGGGGATGGTTATCCTGATATTGTGTTAACTGATAACTTTCGAGCCGCCGGCAAAAACATTACGGTACTGATTAATCAACAAACCAACCCGGTAACATTTGCAGTGGACGACAATCGAGTTGGCGGACAAACAGACGGGCCTTACTTTTCTGTAGAGTTTATTGATTTAAACGGAGACGGCAAAGTTGACATTGTTGCCGGTGGCGGCGAAGCTCCGAATGGAAATGCAGAAACAGTTATTCTTTACAATGATGGCAACGGCTATTTTGGATTTGGAACAAGAAAAACAACGATTCCTGCGGTTATCAATCAAAGTAACATGCAAGCAATGACCCCGATGGACTTTACTGTATTCAGTAAAGCACCTGACGAAAAACTGCTAATGATTAGCCGCACTGATTATTCGATCCAGTCAGTTCAAATTTACAATATAAAAACAAACACTTCGACTATTGTTCGACAAACTGATAATACTTGGGTTGAGTGGTGGTTGCCAGCAACTAAAAATGGTGTAAAAGGAATGATTCCTTACTCAGACACTAGAAACAAAGATGCTTGGGTTCCTATGCCCTAATAGCTAAATCCAAAACTAAATCTCCCGATAAATACAATATCGGGAGATTTTTTTATGACTAGAGACGAGCTAATTAAAGAGATAGAATTGCGACTAGGCGGCGGCATGGTAGATGTTGAACTGGACCGCGACCACTATGATCTTGCTATAAACAAAGCAGTGAGAAAATATAAACAACGAGGATCTCGAGCCATACAAGAAAAATTTCTTCCGTTAAACATCCAAACAGAAGTACAAACTTATCAACTTCCAAAAGAAGTTGTTTTAGTAAGAGATGTGATGTTGCGACACACTGGCAGTATTGGTATTAGTGCTACAGGAGTTGACTTTGACCCGTTTAACACAATGTATTTGAGCAATATGTTATTGCAAAACAATAATAGTTTTTCTGGGTTACAGAACTACGAATTCTATGCAGACCGTCGTGAGTTGTTGTCTAGAATGTTTGGTGGCTATGTAACTTTTACATGGAATCAAAATGACCACACTTTGTTTGTTCATAGAAAATTTAGAGCAGACGATAATGTTTATATGTGGTGCTTTGTTGAGCGTGACGAAACAGACTTGCTTACAGATCCTTATTCAGGACCATGGTTAGTTGATTATGCATTTGCTCAATCTAAATTTATACTGGGAGAAGCTCGTAGCAAGTTTGGACAAATTGCAGGACCTCAAGGCGGCACAACTTTAAACGGCGATAACTTAAAAAGCGAAGCTGCCGCAGACATTGAAAAGTTAGAACGAGATTTAGAGTTATATGTCGACGGAAGCCAACCATTAGGATTTATAATTGGATAAGCAACATAGAATTACCAGCGAAACTTTTCGCAGTCAGGGAGATGATCCTACAGTTCCGGATAACTATGTAGATCCGCAAGTTCTTGCCGACTTAAGAAGGCTAGCAGGCATAGACAGTTTGAGTTTATTAAAGCCCTATGCGCCTTCAGTAACCGAAGAAAAGAATATCAGTGACATTGGTACTGAAAGAGCAAAATATCAACGCAAGCATAATATTCGTCCTGGCACAGACGAATGGTTTAAATTATGGTTTGCTCGTCCAAAATTAACTGGCGAAAATCCCGAGCCTAAAAAGTAAGTATGTTTATGAAACGCATTGTCAAATGGTTTAAAGACATATTTGAGCGCAGGCGCCTTCGTAAAAAGTTAAAAGCGTTGGCAAAAAAGCCACCCTTTATATATTTCTAAAATGAACGACAATATAAAACAAGACCTTTGGTCTTGGATTACAGACTTTATAGAAGTCAATCACGAATTTTACAATTTCAAGTTTCCTCCTTGCCCTTATGCAAAATCAGCAAGGCTTAAAGGCTTGGTTGATGTTCAAGTCTGTGATAAAAATCCTTTTAAGTTTTTCAACGAACAAGTTGACGATATAATCGCCGAACAGAAATTTAATGTTCGTTTGCTAGCATTTCCACACTACCACAAATGGAACTATTTGTTACACAAATATGTCAAGAACAAAAATAAGAAGTCTACTAAAGATAACTTCTACTCTCAATACGGTCTTGCCGCAGAAACACAAAGCAAGTTTTCAGGATTGTTTTCAGGAAAACCGTATTTCATTGTAATCATAAACAAACTGGACGATGTATTGGATGCTCAACGAACTTTGGAAAGAACCGATTACTATAAAAATTGGTCTGAAAAACACTTTGAAGAAGTGGTAGTTCGTAGGCAAAAGATGTTTGAAAAATACAGCAAAAAAGATTGACAGTTTAGGTTATTTTGTTATATACTTGTAACATGAAAATCTACTTAGACATGGACGATGTTGTAGCTGACTGGCTTGTCTTGGCACAACAAATTTTAGGCAAGACCTGGGATCCGGGCGAGCGAATCCCACAACATGAGTGGGACACTCTTAAAGAAAACGAACGCTTTTACTTTGACTTGCCATTAAAAGAAGGCGCACACGAATTAGTACACTGGGCTTTACAATATCAAAAAACACACCCTGAAACTTGTTCAGGTGTTAGGTTTTTAACAGCACTGCCGCATGATTATACCGTGCCTTTTGCCGCACAGGATAAAGTATGGTGGGCACATAGATATTTTCCAGGCGTTCCTGTATTCTTTGGGCCTTTTAGTCACGATAAGTGGCGTCACTGTAAGCCCGGAGATTTGTTAATCGATGACAGGCATAGTAATTGCAGTGAATGGCGTGCCGCTGGCGGCATCGCACATGAATACACTACATGGAAAGAATGTAGATCTTGGCTAAAGGAGAACTTTGAATGATTATTGGAGTTTGTGGTTTTATTGGCAGCGGTAAAGACACTATTGCAGACTATCTAGTTAACAATCACGGCTTTCGACGAGAAAGCTTTGCAAATACACTCAAAGACGCAGTAAGCGCAGTGTTTGGGTGGGACCGAACAATGTTAGAAGGAAGGACTAAAGAAGCCAGAGCATGGAGAGAACAAGTTGATACCTGGTGGGCAGAACGCTTGGGTATGCCAGATCTTACTCCTAGACTAATGCTACAACTTTGGGGCACAGAAGTTTGCCGCAAAGGCTTTCACGATGATATTTGGATTGCTAGTTTGGAAAACAAATTGCGAACCAGTAAAGACGATGTTGTTATTAGTGACTGTCGTTTCCCTAATGAAATTCAAGCTATTAAAAATGCCGGCGGCAAAGTAGTAAGGGTTGTTCGAGGTCCAGAACCTGAGTGGTATGAAGATGCTGTAGCCGCAAACAAAGGACCCAGTCATATCGGCTGGGCCTTGGGGCGCGACAGTCTTAGAAAATTTAATATTCATGCCAGCGAAACTTCGTGGGTAGGCACTAATTTCGAAGCAGTGTTCGACAACAACGGTTCATTAGACGATTTATTTGAACAAGTAGAATCCATACTATAAATATTTGCATGGATATTCAAGTAAATAAAAATGGCTGGTCGATTGACATTTCGGGTGCAGATGTCAGAGCTTTATCGGACGACCAGATTAAACAAATCGCTCCCTTAATTACCGGCAATATAACAGTTGTTTTAAAAGATCAACCGTCGCTTACTCCAGACGAATATCGATCGTTTGCACATAAACTAGGCAAAGTACAAAATGATCACACCTCTCAAGATATCGGAGAAATGTATTCCTTGCCCGATAGCGGAAAAGAAATTATTCGCGTCACAGGTGCAAAAGATAATGATGGACAAGTTATTGGTATATTTGGTCAAAAAGAAGAACTAATTTGGCATGCCAACGAATGCGGTAGACAAGATCGTCCTGATGTTCTTTGCTTGTACAGCATTCAGGGTTCTGAAGGAAGCATAACTTCTTATACAAATACACAAATTGCTTATCAAGATCTTTTAAAATGCGATTACGCCCCTGACGGTCTGCTAGAAGATTTGCCCTACCTTGTAGCCCATTATGATTATGGTGTAAACATTGATGATGTTAAAAATACACTAGCAGGTCCTAATTACAAAGCAAGACCTGGCAGTTACCCAGTCTTATTAAAAAATAAATCCGGAAAGTCAGGGATTTATATCAGCCCTAAGCAAAGACCTTTATTGTTTAAAAATGGCGTTGAACTAGATAGGAAAACAAAATACAACTATGTAACATTTTTGTATGACTTCTTAACACAGGAAAAATATGTTTACAACCATCACTGGAAAGATGGTGAAATAGTTTTAAATTGTCAATGGCATTCCCTTCACAAGCGCAACCAATTTGAAGCAGTTGAAAAGCGTATGCTTTGGCGAATAATGATCAATGTCTAAGGAAAAAGATGAAAATAGAAATAGATAAGAACGGCTGGACCGTTCATGCATACGATATCAATCCAGCAGAGTTTACTGCTGAACAAGGTAAAACTATTGCTGGCTATGTTGGCACCAACACAACAGTTATTATGCATAGTTTGCCTAAAATGTCTTTGCAAGAATATCAAGATTTTGCACACAAACTTGGAAACGCACAACAAGACAGTTCTTTAGGTAATCCTTATTTTGATCCAAACTCTAACAGGGAAGTTATTAGAGTTACAGGTGAAAAAGATGAACACGGAAATAACAAAGGGTTGTTTAGTCAAAAAGAAGAACTTACTTGGCATGCCAATGAATGTGGCAGACAAGATCGTCCGGATGCTCTTTGCCTGTACGCAGTATCGGGCACTGCTGGTAGTGTAACTTCTTTTTCTAATACAATTCTTGCCTACGAAGATTTGAAAAAAGCCACAGATGCTCCTGCTGAACTTTTAGCCAATGTCGACAACTATGAAGCATACTACGACTATGGAGCTAACTTAGATGATGTACGAGATTCCATTGTTGATCCGAACTACAAAAGTCCGTCGGGAAAACAAAAAGTTGTGTATACAAACAAGTTTGGAAACAAGGGAATTTTTTATTCCATTAAACAGCGACCACGCTTAATGCTTAATAATGAGTATATTCACAGAAAAACAAATCTAGATATTCGTACTTACTTAGACAGCTTTTTAACACAGGAAAAATATGTTTATGATCATCACTGGAAAGACGGCGACTGCATCTTGAACTGTCAATGGCTGTCTTTGCATCGTCGCTTAGAATTCGAAAGCATTGAACAGCGTTGGTTGTGGCGCATCATGCTAAGTTTCCCGGTGCAACCAAAACCATAAAAAACACAAATTTCGCTAAATAGCCGCTTTTCTCCTTTATTTGGTAAATACTAATAACCTATAAAGGAGAAAAACATGCCTACATTAGTATCCCCAGGAGTAGCAGTCAGTGTAACTGACGAAAGCCAATATGGATCAGCCGGAGGCGGCACAGTTCCAATGATTTTCATTGCTACTGCTTCTAACAAACCAAATGTAAGCGGAAGCGGTTTCGCTGAAGGAACCATTCCAGCAAATGCAAACAAACCTTATCTATTAACAAGTCAGCGTGAATTAGTTGAATTATTTGGTCAGCCAAAATTTAAAGTAGTTGACGGCACTGCAATTCACGGTGCAGAAGTAAACGAATACGGCTTAATGGCTGCTTACAGCTACTTAGGTCTAGCTAACCGTGCTTATGTTCTTCGTGCAGACATTGACTTATCACAATTAGAACCAACAACAATTGAACCAACAGGTGCACCAGCAAACGGCACATATTGGTTAGATGTTACAGAAACATCTTGGGGTATCTTTAAAGCTACTTCCACAGGCAACACTGGCTGGGAAAAAGTTACACCTTCAGTAATCGTCGACACTGCTGAAACAGTTGATGGCGACGGTCTAGTACCAGCAGATTCCTATGGTGAAGACGGAGAATATGCCGTTGTTGCAACTTATGTTGTTGCCAGCTACCAGTTATACAAAAAAGTCGAAGGCTCTTGGGTTATTGCCACAAACGCAGGTTTAGGCGTAACAGTATTTGCAAGCCCACACTACAACATTCCAACAGCAACAGCAGTCGACGATTTGTGGGTTAAGACAACAAGTCCAAACGGTGGTTTGAAACTAGTGTTGAAAAAGTATGTGGCTTCCACCAGCTCATGGGCACCAGTAACAACTCCTAGCTATATCAATGACAGCGCCGCAACAACAGGTTTTGGTTCTGCATTATCAGCAGGCAAAATTTATGCTAAAGTAACACCGGGTTCTGCCAACTCACAGCTTCGTGTATATGACGGTTCTGCATGGACAACTTTAGATGAAGAAGCTTCTGCAAGTGCTATCGTTGGTGCTACACCAGACGGTACATTATGGTACAACAGTGACTTAAGCGTTGACTTATATGTCAAAGCTAGTGGTCAGTGGGAGCCAGTTACTTCTCCAATCGTTATTGATGCAACAGCCCCAGGCACAGCATCCACAGGTGATGTTTGGATTGACAGCAGTGATTTAGAAAATTATCCTGCAATTTATGTTTATGATGGTGCAAGCTGGGTAGCTCGCGATACCTCAGATCAAACAACACCAAGCGGTGTATTGTTTGCAGACTTAACCAGCATTGCCGCAGATACAACTAATGGCACAGGTGGTGCAACACCAGTCGATGAAGAAGCTCCAAATCCAGAGTTTTATCCAGACGGTATGCTGTTATGGAATAGCATGGTAAGCACAGGCAATGTTAAAAAGTATGATGCTGCCATGGGCGTATGGAATACATTCAGCGGCAACAAAGAAGATGGTTCTCCATACACAATGCGTAAAGCACAGCGCCGTGCAGTAGTTAAAGCATTACAAGCTATAGTAAATGAAAATACACAAATTCGTGAAGAAATGACTTTCTTCACATTAATGGCTGCTCCTGGTTATCCAGAACTAGCAGACGAAATGTTGGCATTGAATGTGGATCGTAAAGAAACAGCATTCATTATCATCGATACACCATTTAGACTAAAGCCACAAGCTCAAAAGTTACTAGACTGGATGAGCGGTAACAATGCAGTTGTTAACGGCGAAGATGGGTTGATTACACACAGCAATACTTCAGCTTCTTACTATCCAAGCGGTATTACCAGCGACTTAAGTGGCAACGATGTTGTTGTTCCTCCAAGTCACATTGTATTGCGTACAATGGCTTACAACGACCAAGTTGCTTATCCCTGGTTTGCTCCAGCTGGTTTAACACGCGGTGTTGTAACAAACGCAACTAATGTTGGTTACTTAAATGGCGAAGGTGAATTCGTTCCAGTTGCATTGACAAACGGTCAGCGTGACACATTATACGGTGACGGAAGTCGTGCTGGTATTAACCCAATTGCTCGTTTCCCAGGACAAGGTTTATATGTTTGGGGTCAAAAGACATTACAGCCATTCTCTAGCGCCTTAGACAGAATTAATGTTTCTCGTTTAGTTTGCTACTTGCGTGAGCGTTTTGATCCGTTGGCTCGTCCGTTCATCTTCGAACCAAACGATACAATTACAAGATCTAATGCAAAGCAAGTGTTTACAAGTTTCTTAGCAGACTTGATGACCAAGCGAGCATTATACGACTTCATCGTTGTTTGTGACGAATCAAACAACACACCTGCTAGAATTGACAGAAACGAACTATGGATTGATGTTGCTATTGAGCCAGTTAAGGCTGCTGAATTCATCTACATTCCAATTCGCGTTGTCAACACAGGCGAGTTATCATAATGACTAAATAATACAGCCTAAGGAGACAATATAATGGCAAGTTTATCACAATTCGGCGTTCCGATTTCAGGCGGTACAACAAGCATTTTAATGCCTAAGCTACAATATCGCTTCAGGGTTAATATGCTCAGCTTCGGTCAAGGTGGCGGGGTTCGCGAATTTACACAAAATGTAATCAGTGTTACTAGACCTAACCTGACGCACGAAGAAATCACATTGGATGCTTATAACAGCAAAGCTTATGTTGCTGGCAAGCATACATGGGATCCTGTTACAATTACATTAAGAGACGATTTAAACGGCAATGTTAATAAAGCTATTGCAGAACAACTACAAAAGCAATTAAGTCATGGCACACAAAGTGCTCCAGCTGCTGGCGGCGACTACAAGTTTGGTATTACTATCGAACAACTTGACGGGTCTGATCAGCCAACAGTAGTTGAAACATGGACATTGAACGGTTGTTTCGTACAGAATGTACAGTACGGCGAAAATAATTACGCAACCAGCGATGTAATGCAAATTACATTAAGCGTTCGTTTTGACAATGCTGATATCCACTCTGCACAGGTTGCTGATGCTAACGAAAACGGCGCATTGACAACAGGTGGTAGTTTATCTACACAAGGTTATAACAACGCATTGACTGGCGCATAAAAGAGGTAATACATGGCGGCAAGAACAGACGCTATGAATTGGTATAGATTGGGCGAACCGGCTTGGACATCGGTTCGCCCAAAGTATCTTTTTCAAGTAAGATTTTTTATTAGTACGGATACCGACTTGCAAGAGTTGGGTAGAGGTTTAACTAACCGAGTAAGAACCGTCGAACTTCCAAAATATAGTATTGAAACTGAAGCAGTAAACGCATGGAATCTGCGACAGTTTGTAGCCACAAAAATAAATTTTGAACCAGTTAGTATTACATTTAATGACACCCTGGATAACACAGTGGCTAAATTTGTTGCCACTTACATGGACAGACTTTCAGGTAATTTTACTCAAGAAGAAGATGCCGGTAAAGTAAGAACTGGCTTTGACGGTTTTGGTATTAAGTTACAGGATGCAAAAAGAGATGCTATCATAGATAAAATCGAAATAATCAGATTTCATGGCGCAGACGAGACACGAGAAAATTTACAAAAAGAAGCAGTCACAACACTATGGAGACCTAAGATTGTTGATGTGCAACACGATACATTAGACTATAGTGCCAGCGAAGCAGTTACTTGGACCTTTAGTATTAGATACGAAAGTTTAACTTACACGCAATCTACTGAAGGTAATCAATAATGTCTGCACCTATAGAAACTTCAAAGTACGACCTTTTATACGGAAAAATACTTTCCTTTGTAAGAGAGCCTGTTCGTGCCAGGGAGTTAACAAATGTTTTGTATCAAATAGGCGAGGAATTAGGACTAACTCATGCCGACCTTGTTCGTTACATTGGTAAAAATGGTTTACAGTTTGACAACGATGTTTTTGCAAAATTAAATCAAGCAAGAACAAATAGTAGCCAAATAGGATTCTTAGACAAAGAAAATATACCCGGTCCCATAAGACAGCAGGTGGTCTAATTGGCAAATAATTACATGCAAGGTTTTTATACTTTGCTTAATCCTGACAAATACATTGGCAGCGGAACTCCAAAATACAGAAGCGGCTGGGAACTAACAGTGATGCGTTTCTGTGACAATCATCCTGCGGTAGTCGGCTGGGGCAGTGAATGCTTACGCATACCATATCGTAATCCTTTTAACGGTCGCAACACATTTTATGTTCCTGATTTTTTAATAACTTATCAAGACAAAAATGGAAATAAAATCAGCGAAGTAGTTGAAGTAAAACCCCGAGCTCAAGCAGTATTGGGTGAAGCAAGATCACAACAAGAAAAAGCCGCAGTGGTTTTAAACATGGCTAAATGGGAAGCTTGTAAAGCATGGTGTCAAAAACACGGTTTGAGGTTTAGAATTCTCACTGAAGAAGATATATATAATAACTGGCAACCGAGAAGCAAGCCTAAAAAACCAAGATCCAGAACAAGATGACAAAAAAGCTAGAAGATTTTTTTAATGTTGAACCACTAGAAATTGATCGAAGCGAAAGCACCAATGAAGATCAATTAGAATTAGTCAAGACATCTAACGAGATGCCAGCTGAACTAATAATTAAAGAGCAGTTATCTATTGCAGATAGAATAGACGAAGCTTTACCGCAAGTCAAAGGGCTAGAAATTGACGATAAAAGTTTCGATGACTATGCTGAAAAAGCCATGGATAGTTTTGAAAAACTCATGGATCTTGGAATGAATGTTGATGATAGAAATGCCGGACAAATTTTTGATGTCGCTAGCAAGATGATGAATAATGCAATCAGTGCAAAAACAGCAAAGCTTGATAAAAAGCTTAAGATGGTCGAGTTACAACTCAGAGCAGCTAGACTAGCCAATGACACAAAAGACAAAGATCCCGAGCCTCAAGCTGCTGGCGATCTTAGCACAGACAGAAATGCTATCCTCAACTTAATCAATCAAAACTTAAAAAATAAACAGTAATACAAAAGTAGGTCGATATACTACTATCCTAGGCATAGATAGTAGTATGAAAATTCTCGAAATAATCAATGAGGATCGAAACTATACAAAAACAGTAGGCAAATTAAGACCTGATCAAATTAGCACATTGCCCAGTGCCCATTTAGTTTCTGGAACAGCAGACAGGGTCTATGATTTATATAGACTAGGGCTTAAAGCCGCAGAAGCCGACGGCATTCATCCTATAAAAGGCAGCAGTGAAAGTTGGGTGGGCAGGAATAACACTATTCATCCTTATACAAAAAACGAAGCAGATATGCTAAAACACGCTTACAAAGCCAATGGTTTAGTATGGACGGACGAGCTAGCACCAAATACACAGAACAAAAGCATTGAGCCTAAAAATACTCATAAAGTTAGTCCTGTTGCAGGTACAACTTGGAAAAAGTATACATCATAGCTTAGATCCATTGTAACTACCGAAACCTTAGAAACGAAGATAAATAAAGTATCGGAGAAATACAATGGCAACTCTAAGAGAATATATCGAACAGCTTCAACAGAAGCACGACATTAGAATTAAAATAGCATGTGAAGTCTCGGACGAAATGATGGACAAGATTGAGCGTCACTTGGAAAAGTATGATGTTCAAAAAGTAAACAAACCAAACAAAACTATCCTTCAAGCTCGCCCTTTAGATTTTCCTAACATGGACATGGCAGAAGTTTATATCATTGACTTTACTTGTCATTTGCCCGTTAGCACAGGCATGTTGCATCAAGAACTAGCAAAGCTATTGAATATGCAAGAAGGAATGATTGTGGTTCGAAACGCAAACGAACCAAGAGAAGTCGAAGCAGAACATGACGAAGAAGCAGAAAAATTTAAGAAAAAGCCAGAGAAGTTAGAAGCCAAATTAGGCACAGACTACAGTAAAGACGAAGCTGCCGAACAAAAAGCAGACGAGTTATATGGCGACAAATTTAACACCAGTTTCTTAAAAGAATTAAAGAAAATAAGCGACAGCCGTAGAAAAGAACTTGGACAAAAGAAAGTTTCTGATCCGGATGTGCCAGCAAGCTCACCAGAGATCGGTGATAGCAAAACAACAAACAAGACCAGTCCTGTTGCCAATCGCGGCCCAGTGGTTATTAAAGGAAAATAAAATGGATCTATTTAACATTCTACAAAAGCTACAAGCAATCGGACAAGTAACTGAAGCAGAAGAAAAATGCTCTGAGTGCGGTCATACACCATGCGAGTGCGACGATAAAGAAAAAGTTGAAGAAGCTAAAAAGCCAGATGCAGACGGCGACGGTGTGCCTGATTGGGCTGACAAAAAACCTGGCGCTGACGACAAAGAAGAAAAAGTCGATGAAGGCGCAATGGATAAACTAAAAGCATTTGGTAAAAAAGCTTTAGATACATTAGGTCACGGTGACGATGAAGCAATGATCAAAGATTTACAGCGTAAGATGGGTGTACCACAAACAGGTAAAAAGCCAGAAGCAGAGCCAGAGAAGCAAGTTAAAGAAAGCGAACTAGATTTATTGCGTAAGCTAGCTGGTTTACAAGAAGCAAAGATTGATGAAGATGATGTCGAAGAAGGCAATGAATTCAGCGGCGCATTACAAAAAGCTAAAGCAGCCGGTGAAGAAGAATTCGAAGTCGGTGGCAAGAAATATAAAGTAAACGAATGCGGTGATATGGATCAAATGGCACAAATGAGTCCTATGAGCAGTGTCAGCGACATGGCAACACCAGTTCAAGTTATCCAAAGTCCAGACGCAGAAATGGCAGCAGGCGAAGAGCAACCAGAAATGGCACAAGGACAAGAGCCGGCAAGATATACACTAACTATTTCTAACGGTGACAGCAACCTAAGCATGACAACAGATGTTCCTGATGAAATTATTCATATCATGAAGCTAGCTGGTGTCAACAAAGGTGCAGAAGTAACTAAGCAAGCCGCTCCAGAAGCCGGCGAAAAAGAAGTAGAAGAAGCTTGGGGCAACACTCCAACAGCTACTAAAGAAAAAGAACCACATGCCTACGGAGACATTCGTGACTGGGCAATGAAAGGCACTGGCGGCGGCAAAGCTGGCAGCGCAGCCAACAAGCCATACGGAAGTGGCGATAATCCTTTAAGCGAAGACGCCATTCTTGGCGACTATAAACTATTCAAGTCTAGCAAATGAGCGGCACCCCGGTACTTGTAAAAGCGCCATATAAAAAAGAAAGTTATACAGAAGATCAGATAGCGGAGATTGTAAAATCCGCTACTGATCCTGTTTACTTTATTCAAAAGTATATGTGGGTGCAACACCCAACAAAAGGTCGTGTACGATTCATGCTATACGACTATCAAGTAGAACTAATAAACTGCTACCACAACAATCGTTACAGCATTAATATGCTTGGACGACAAATGGGTAAGTCAACTTGCGCCGCAGGCTATTTGTTATGGTATGCAATGTTTGTTCCGGATAGTACAATTCTTATTGCCGCGCATAAGCACACAGGTTCACAGGAAATTATGCAAAGGGTTCGTTTCATGTACGAAAACTTACCCGAATGGATCAAAGCAGGTGCAACTAGTTACAACAAAGGTAGCATCGACTTTGATAATGGAAGTCGTATTGTCAGTGCCACAACAACAGAAAACACTGGTCGTGGTATGTCTTTGACACTAGTATACTTAGACGAGTTTGCTTTCGTTCCGCCCAGGATTGCCAAAGAGTTTTGGACAGCACTAAGCCCAACATTATCTACAGGCGGTAAGTGTATTATTACAAGCACGCCTAACCAGGATAACGACCAGTTTGCTCAAATTTGGAACGATGCTGAAAAGAAATTTGATGAATACGGCAACTTCAAACTAGTTGGTAAAAACGGGTTTGCTAGTATTAAGTTTGTTTGGAGTGATCACCCTGACAGAGATGCTGCCTGGGGCGAGCACGAAAAAAGCAAAATTGGTGAAGAACGATTTATGCGAGAACATGAATGTAAATTCATTACCGCGGACGAAACTTTAATCAGTAGCATGAAACTAACAAACTTAGTCGGTGTAGATCCAATTAACAGGGTTGGTCAGTTGCGTGTTTATACACCCGTTGACAAAGAAAAAATTTATATTGCAGCCTGGGATCCTAGCCTAGGTACAGGTGGTGATGCAGCCGCTATTGAAATTTTTTGTTTACCTGACTTAGTTCAAGTAGCAGAGTGGCAGCATAATAAAACAGATATACGGGGACAGCTCAGGAACTTGGTTGCTATTTTAGACTGGCTAAAAGAACAAGGCGTTCAAAACGATAACATCTATTGGAGCGTTGAAAACAATACGCTAGGAGAAGCGGCTCTTGTAGCTATTGCAGAATATGGCGAAGAACGAATAGCAGGACATTTTATCACAGAACCCGGTGCCAAACGCAGGGGTTTTAACACTACAAACAAAAGCAAACTTGCGGCTTGTACCAAGCTCAAATACTATGTTGAAACAGGCAAAATGGTACCAAAAAGCAAAAACCTAGTTCAAGAGTTAAAAACATTTGTAGCACACGGAGCAAGCTTTGCAGCCAAGGAAGGCGAAACAGACGATCTGGTCATGGGTACAATTCTAGCAGTCAGGCTAGTAGAGTACATTATGAAATATGACGAAGTAACTTACAATACACTAGTTGAGCGAACTAGCAGTGATTTCCTTGCCCCTATGCCAATTGGTATAATTTAATAAGAAATAGGTAAATATATACATGGTAGATTACAATGAAATTGCGGATAGAATTTTT